TCCTCGGTCGCCGCGTCGATGCGCAGATGCGTCTTGATTTCTTCAACGGTGACGGGGTCCACCGCTGCGTCGACCAGTTTCGTGAGCATCAGTTGTACCGTCCCCTGCGTGTGTTCTCGCTGCGCGCCCGTGCGCCGTAAACGGATACCCGGCCAGCCGTGCGCGCGCCACCCGTCATCGGGTCAAGGATGATCGTCGCCGTCCCCGTAATCAGACTCGCCGTCACCGTGATCTGCGCCCCCGGCGCCGAGCTGAGCCCGCCGCCCGTCGCGAAGCCCGGCGTGAACGACAGTGCAGACGTCAGCACTTGCCCGGCAGCAGCTGCAGCACCGGTCGCGGTGCCGGCGATCAGCGAGGTCGATGCGGTGAGGGTGGCGCCTGGTGCGTTGCCCGATGCCCCCGCGCTGGCGGCGCCGGCGATGAATGAAAGCGTGGCGGTGACGGTGGTGCCTGCCGCGCTGGCCGCACCTGTTGCAGCGCCGGCCAGCAGGCTAGTCGTCGCGGTGAGCGTTGCGCCGGGCGCGTTGGCCGTCGAGCCGCCCGACGCTACGCCCGGCAGCAATGCCAGCGTATCGGTAAGCGTTACGCCTGCTGCTGATGCCGCACCCGTCGCCGTGCCCGAGAGCAGCGACAGCGTTGCCGTCAGCGTGACGCCGGATGCGTTACCTGCAACGCCGCCCGAGGTGGCCGCGCCGGGGATGAAACTCAGAACCGCCGTACTGGTGACGCCGCCCGCGGCGGCTTCGCCCGTTCCAGCGCCGGCCAGGAGCGACAGCGTCGCCGTCAGCGTTGCACCTGGCGCGTTAGCGCCTCCAGCGCCGCCCTGCTGCGAGAGCAGCGTGAGCAGCATGGTTTACTCCCCGAGGGTTTGAAGCTTGTTCAGCGTCGTCTGCGTCTCGGCGAGGTCTGCGTCGATCCGAGCGGCCTGTTGCATATCGCCCAGCGCAACGGCAGAGCCTCGCACGCTTTGAAGCTGCGTCAGCCGACGCTGGCACATCAGTATCAGTTCCGCGATTGTCATCAGATCACCATCTGTCGCAGGAGGACGGTCGAAGTGTTGAGCAGCATATAGACGTAGAAGATGTCCGTCGCGCCATCCTTGTAAATCACATCGAATGCCGTATCGCCGAGCAGCGCCGCGCCCTGCGGGTAAAGCATCGTGGACCACGGGAACATCTCCGAGCGGGCGAAGTCGTAGGCAAACCAGCGGCCGGTCGCTTCCTTTTGGACGTACAGCGTGCCGTCGTGCAGGCAGTACTTCGTTCCGGTCGTAAACGTCTCGGTGCTCGGGCTGTAAGTGATCGCCGCCCATGTGTTGCCCGCGATGTCGTAGCGGTCGAGCAGTGCGCCAGCAGCGCCACGGAACGAGTAGATGTAGCGCCCGTTGATGATGGCGCTCTCGTTTGTCCAGTCCGACTCCGGCGCCGAATGCACCCAGTGCCCCGACATGCCCGCGCCCGGTGCGCCGCCTCGCGCAACACCCGGCGACAGCGTTGACCATGTGTTCGCCGTGATGTCGTAGCGGTACAGCGTGACCGCGTTGTTGCCCATGTAGTACAGGAAGTTGTCGTTGCCCGAGATGTCGTAGGTCGAGGTCGCGTCCGGGTTAATCGTCCACGTTGCGACGGTCAGCGTGTCGGCAGTGTTTGCCGTGATCGTGCGAATCTGGCCCGCGCCCGTGCCGCCCGTGATTCGCACTTGCGAGTTGATCCACTGACTCGCAGTCCATGTCTTGCCGGTCTGGGTCAGGGTCGTGCCGGTCGCGCTGGTCGCGGTCCCGGTGGTAAACGACTTGAATGCGCCATCGACAATCGACGGGGTGGCAATGAGCTTGCCGTCTGTTCCGATGGATGCAGGCAGGCCGGTCTGCGAGAGCGTGTTCCAGGTGTTCGTCGCGTAGTCGTACGCCCGGAACGAACCCGCAGCCAACGTGCCTGCGCCGACCACATAGAATCGCGGCGTCAGCAGCCGGTAGACCGTCGATGCGCTGAATGCACTGGCCTGCGTGGCAACGGTGATTACGGCGTTCGTGCCGATGGTGTTGCTCACGATGTCGAGCGTCAGGCCGTTGTTTGGGCCTGCCATGATCAACACCTTGTATCCGCGCAGATCACGCGCTAGCGTCTGGTTGGTCGTGATCGTGCTGGTCGTGCCAGCAGTTGCCGTCAGCGATGCCACGCCCACGGTCGCGCCGGTTGACCATGCCCCTGCCGTTCCACTAGCTCCGGCTCCGAATGTGCCTGCCAATGCTGGCGATGGCAGCGTCACCCAACCATCCTCAGATGGGTTGTAGATCGCCGCCGCCGTGTTGCTGGTCACCAGCATCTGCTGCTGGCGGAAGTGCCGCGACGACACGATGAACGAACCGGCCACCGACGCGACAGGTGACGGCGCGCAGAACTCCCAGCGCTTGAGGTCGAGGATTTTTCGATTGCCGTTTGTCGTAGGCATCAGGTCACCGCGATGTTGCGTCGAAGGGAGTCCGCTTGCATGTGCATCAGCGCGGGGATTTGATCGTTCGCGGCAAAGCCGCCGATCTGCGTCTGGTTCGCGACCGTGCCGACCGTCGTGACCGTGCCGACCGTCGTGACCGTGGCGAGCGTCTGACCACCTGCAATCGATCCAACGGTCATTTGCAAGTTCGTCGCCGTTGCTTGGCGCACTTCCATGATCGGCTGGCCCGCCGTGTTGGGCAGCGCATAGCCGATGGTTTTGGTCAGCGCGCCGATGGCGAATCGAATTGACTCGATGGCCTCGATCAGTTCACCGTATGCGGCCATCGGCATCGGGTTGGCATCAGAGACATCGACCGCAATCTTGTCGTCGTCAGGCCCGCTCACGGTGGCAAGCCCGGCTACTTGCAAATGCGCCAGCTCACCGGAATACGAGACCTCGCGCGTAGCGACGTTTGCGCCGGCACCCGGTGTGTACCCTACGTTGTCGGTTCCCATGATCGTCGATCAGTTCTGGAAGCGCACGGTAGACAGCGCCAACGAGAACGTGGCGCCCGTCGAGGTCACGTCCGAGCCGAAGTCGTTCACCGCCACCAGCTCGTCCGCGCTCGCCGCGCCGCCGCGGCTCTTGTAGTACACGGCTTTCCGCGCGGTGATCGTTGAGGTCGGCCACGACACCGCGCCGAGCGTGATGTCCAGGCGATCGTTTGTCGTGTCTTTCGTCACCGTGATCGTCGAAGTCGTGCCGCCGGCGGTGTAGCCCGTGCCGCTGACCTCGTTCGTCACGTCGGACCGCTTGAGGTGCGTGTCCTTGTTCTCGGAGTACGCGCTGGTGGTCAGCAGGACGCGGAAGGTGTCCGTGTCCATGTCGATCGCACCGCGAGCCAGGTCTTCAAGGAAGCTGTTGTAGATCAGGGAGGGCATCTAGTGCTCCTGGGTGTTCTGTGGGAGCGTCATCGCGTAGGCGACGGCTTCCGGGTCGGCATCGACCATGCTCGATGCGCTGTAGCTCGCCAGCAGGTCGGGCGAAATCTCGGCCACGTCGTTGACGCGCCCGATGGCGCAGTCCACCAGCACCCGAACCGCCACCGCGCTGGGCGCTGCGTCCTTGTTCTTGGGCATGTGCCGCTCCTGCATTCAGGAAACCGGGGCCGCCGCGCGCTGCCAGCGGCCCCTGCCTGCGAGTGATGAGTGCCGATCAGCTTGCCGAGTTCTGCAGCAGGCGGATCGGGTTGGTGCCCGAATCGACGATGCGGCCGTCGACTCGCTGGTAGCCGAAGAACGCGACCTGCAGCGCATCGGCGAACCGCTCGTTCAGGCGCACGACCTGCGTCCCCTGCACTTCACGGATGAAGTACTTGGAGAAGTCGCCGAACGCGATGGAGCGCGCGTTGGCGGCCGGGACCGGCATGTCCTGGTTGATGACGATGCGGTAGCCCATCATGGTGTCCGGAGCGCCGCCGACCGCATCGTTGCCGATGGTGTAGCCGGGGACGAACAGCGGGCGGTTCTGCGAGTCGAGGATCAAGCGAACCTGACGCAGCGCGGTGTCGCTCAGCATCCAGCGGCACGACGGGCTGCGGCGGTACGCCGGGTCCACCGAATGCTCCACCGTCACCAAGCTGGTGTAGTTGTAGCCGGCGACGTTGCCCGCACCCGTCGGCTGCGTGTGTCCGATGGTCAGGCCGACCGACGCGTTCGCGATGCCCTGCGGCTGCGCGGCCGCGCCGGTGCCAAGCGTGAAGTGGTTGTTCTCGATCCGCGCAAGGCGGGTGCCCAGCGTG